TCACCAGCCAACCGCAAGTTCTCGTCAACGTGAGCCTTCTGGCGAGCTTTCAGTTCCGCGACGTGCTCAGCGAACGGCTTCTTTGACTTCGGGCTTTCCGCTGGTTTCTGCACTTCAGTCGGCTCTACATATTCCCTACCAGTATTATCGTACATGGTAGCGAAGTCGGATTGCTTCGCCTTCTTCTGCATGAACGCAACAGCCTCGTCGTAATCGTCGAACGACTCGCTTTTGTTTCCACCACTACGGGTTCCGTAGTCCACGGTGAATGGACCATCTGTAGAATCGAATTGCTCTTTAGCTGTTACCGTGGTAGTAGTCAGATTAGCCGGAGTTGCCTCTGGCGCCACAACGCCAGAAGCAGGTGTCTGTTCCCCCGGTGTCTCCGGCCGCCCGGCTGCGGGTTTCGCAGAAGCTTCCCCAGTTGTAGGCTGGGGAGGCTTGGCGGCAAATTCCTCGCCCCCGGCGATCTTCTCGGTAGGCGATTCTTCGGTGTAATCCTCGACCTTTGCTCGTTCGGGCGTCTTTTCTTCGAAGTACTGGTAGATCGGCTTCCCTGAAATCGGGTCGGTTCCAACCTGGACGAAGCCGTTATCCTCGTACCACTTGTTCAACCGTGGCTGGGCGTCTGGCGTGTCGGCGTGCGCGGTAGCTCTCAGAGGCTTCCCGGTCTTGTCCGATAGTTCCTGGGCCTGTTGCAGCAGCGCCGTGCCCTGTCCCTCGCCTTGCTGGGCATCGGGAATTCGAAGGTCTTGCAGGACGATGGCGTCGGGATGCTCAGTGACCTTGGCGGTCGGTTTCTCGGACGGCGGTGCTGGCGTTGAACCCTTCAGTTCGGGTGCCGGCTTGTCGGACATGAAGATGGACAACTCCGGGGGCAATGGAACCTCGTCCAGCGCCTTTGCAGTCTCCGGCATCCCCGATGCAGCAGCCTTGCGGACAACCTGTTGCGTAGCGGATTCGACCGGCTTCGGCTGGGCCATCCTGGTGGACATTTCGTCGGCCACAATCTGGCTCTGCTCGGCGAATTCCTTGTCGAACTTCAACTCCTCGGCGCGTTCCTTGATCTTGCCTTTGGCTGCATCGAAACCCTCTTTTGTGGCGTGGCCGCCGGCAATCCCGAATCCCATCAGGAACTCCGCAATCGCTTCGGTGTTCAGCTTCACGTAACCAGCAGTGTCACCAGCCTTCTTGGCCTCCTTCGCCGCCAGGTGCTTCTGGTATGCTCCAGCAAACATGTCGGAAGCGAACTTCGCCCCGACTGCAACGCCAGCAATCGGGTTCACCGCACCGGCAGCCATCAACGGCGCCACGTCGGGAAGTCCGGTGACGAGTCCGGCAGCGGATTGACCGAGTCCTTGGGAGACGCTTTGCCGGGTCGGTTCATCGGCGAACGGCGCCGCAACATCGAGAACCGGCTTGATGGTGTCGGCGGCGAACTGACCGATTCGACGGTTGGTCTCATCGACGAGTTCCTGCGTGCCAGGGCCGCCGAGTATGTTGCGAACCTCCGCAACGATTGCCGGCCATTCGCTCGGGTTCAGTCCACGAGTGAACGCTTTGACATCGGGGTTGTCGGCGACCTTTCCAGCCATCTCGCCATACAACTGCTCGGACTCCTTCTGCGACGGCAATTTGGCGAGCGTCGAAGTCCGTTCACGGCGAGCGGCGTCCATTTGCTCCATCAACGCATTGCGCTTCGGAGTCGGATACTGCTCGCGTAACGCGCGCTCGATCTCCTTCGGAGTCGCCTCGTCCGGGAAGCTCGCCGTGCCGACACCTTCGATTTCAACAAGCTGGGGCATTATTCCTCGCCGGAATCTTCCTTGTCGTCCTTCTCGCGCTTCTTCGGGGTCAGCTTGCCATCCTTGCCGTACACCCATTCAAGGGTTGGCTTCGTCGCCGGTTGCGGAGTTGGGCTGGCAGTCGTGTCCGTGGGTGCATCTGCGGTCACACCCTGCTTTCTCGCGGTCAGAGAGCCGATCTTGAACTCGATGTCCTTGATCTGCGCCGCGATGGCATCCCTCTTTTCCTTCGGATCGATATCGAGCGATTCGCGGAGCGGTTTGAGCTGTTTCTCGTAGTGGCCGAGGAGAATCTTCCGGTGCTCCTCATCCATTCTCGCACTTGCGATTCCCTCGCGCGACTCACGGTTTGACCGACGCTCCTTCAAGACACCTTCGCGCCACTCCTTCAGCGCGTTCAACTCGTCCCGGCTCTTGTCCACTTGGAACTGCAACCGATCGGCATCCAGCTTGGCCTTTTCCTCGCGAGCCCTTTGCGCAGCTTCGGACACCTCAAGCTGCCGTTGCATCCCGAGAATTCTGGCTTCAGCGCCCTTCTCCTGAATCTGTTTGCCCCACCAAGCGATTTTGTTCTTCGGATCGAAGAAGTTCGGCTCGTACTCCGGCTCGTAGTAGTGGCGCTCAAGTTCTCCCTGGTCATGCAACAGGTTCGCGTTCTCGCGCTCCGCCTGCGCCTGCTGCAATCGCAACGCACCCAATCGAAGCGGGAACTCCTGCTCTGCCTGCCTCATCCGCTGACTCCGCTCCTGCTGCTGGAGCATCGAGTCGGCCATTTGCAGACCTTGGAGCTTGATGTCGTTCTTGGCCTGTTCGACGCGGAGAATCTGGTTCCCAACCTCGGCGGCAGCCTTGAAGCTACTCGCGAACGTCTGCGACACGCTCGGCTGCTCCCACCATTTTGGTCCGTCAATCGCCAGCATACTTGCTCCTTATCCGGGTCCAAAGCTCGTTCCGTCCCAGCCGGAAGACATCGCGCCCATCCCACCAGCACCACCGCCACCTCCGCCAAGCATCGACGATTGCTGGTTGCCTCCACCGAACAACGAGAACATTCCAGCCGTCGATCCACCAACACCAGCCATCGCCTGACCAGCCTGTTGCAACGCGTTGGGCATCGCCCACTTCGTCCATTTCACCTGGAACTGATTCTCGTGCTCGTGCTGCCCCATCTCCGCCGATTTCCACGGATCAACCATCATTTTCGTAACGTCGAACAGCGGAGCCGTAGCAACCGCCGACGTGTTGCGCGTCCAGATATCGAACGCGCTGATCCCCTTGTTCTGAAGTTCGAGCGACGACAGGCCAAGATTCCGCAGCCCGCGATACCCGCTGAATTCACTTCCCAACGTCCCGGACCCGACACCGTATGCCGCCGACGACCGCTGCAATTGCGCCAGAACGTCTGGCGGCAGTTCACCGCGCAACTCGCTGCCGATGATATCGCCAACCTTGGCCTGCTTCTGCCTGTAACCGGGGACAACTGATTCAAGCTGGGCGATCTTCTGTTGCTGGTTGAATTGGTCAACCTCCGTCGCCAACGCCTCGATCTCAGGAAGGCTGCGCTGGTTGTAGGCAAGCGCCTTGTCAACGCTGGCGGTCCAGTCGAATGGCTCGTAGTCGGGTCCACTGCCCTTCTGCAATGCTCCAATGAAGGTGGTGATGCCACCGAGGAACTGCATTGCCGCACCGGCCATTTCTCCGTATCCAGCCATAAAGTCTCCTTACACCAGATTGGGAACGCTTTCGAACATCGGGCCTCCAGCCCCTTCCACCGCCACGACGCTTTCCGGGTTGCCTTGGTAGTGGCGCAACTCCATCTCCAGCGACGCCTTCGCAGCCTGAATCCCTTCCGCGATGATGCGCGCCTTCTGATCCATCATCGTCGTGGACTCGCTCGCCTTGATCGCCGCGCACATGTCCTTCAACGCGGGGATGCATCCGATGGTCATGTAATCCGTGTCTTCGACCACCGGCTGAAAATCGTACTTGAACAGGACATCCACCGTCACCGAGTTGCCTTCACTCACCGAAAGCCCAGGAACCTTCGTCACGCGATACCACGGGTTGGTCTCGTCGTACTCGTACACCGCCAGCAACGTCTGCGTGCTCATAGCCGTGTCGTAAGCGTACAGCCGGAACGGACCCTTGCTGCGTTGCTTCTGCGCCCCCGTCACCGACGAGAAAATATGCGTGCTCAATGCCCCGGTCGTGGATGGCAACACCAGTTCGCCATCGAACCAGTTCCCGCTCCCAACCGGCTCCTCGCTCCGAATCCAGTTCCCGTTCTCATCGTACCCAAGGAATCGAACCCCGAGCGTCACGTCGTCGGACAGGTCGCAGTACAGCTTCAACTGACTCGTCACTCCGGTAATCGGCGCGTACGTCGGCATGTTGATCTGGTCGATGTGACCGTAGGTTGGACCGTCAATCCCCATCGCCAACCGAGAGAACTCGAAGAACACGTCGCGATTGACAAGCGGCGCCTGGCAGACCGCAACCCCGCGAACGCTCGCGACCTCCGGCGGCCAGACGAACAAGCCATCCGTTGCCTGACATCGGTACAACGCCAGAGTTCCCCACCAGTCCCCGAGCGTTACCAGCCGTTCCTGGGCTTCGTTCAGAATCGACACGTACCGCTCATCGTCGGGATCGAGATTCAACGACTGCGCAATCCGGCACACCGCCGGATTTTTCATGTCGGCCAGGGTGCGTCTCATGGCGTCTCAGCGTAGTGCGTTCGAGCCGTTCTGCGAAGATAGTACACCGCAACGTAAGGCGGCATGTTGTTGTGCGGAGCCGCTGCCGTCGGAACCGTTGTTCCGGGAACGGCCGTCGTCGGGTCGCCCATCGCCGATTCGGTCGTCTCCGTGACTGCCGATCCTTCAGTTGGATTCTTCAGCAAACATTGCGTAGCCCCACCGCTCTGCGGCGCGTAGCTCAGGCTGATGTCGTGCTTGTGCGGCGGGGATTCCTGCGCGGTCAACGTGTGCTTCTCCTCGCCACCTTTGTCCCCAACCGCCAGCGCGGTAAGGCTCGTCGGCATCTGGCCAACCGCAATCGGGTAGCGGGCGACGAACGGAGCCACCGTGTTGGTGTGAATCACCGAGTCGATTTCCCACATCGGCCCGCTGATCTTCGTGACCGCGCCAGCCGCGCCACCGTCGAAAGTGTCCAAGTCTGGCAACCCGCCGCTCCAGATCATGGTCATCCCCGGCTCGATTGGATGTCGAGCCACCCAGTAGCCCCCGGCGAAGTTGTAGAGCCGAACGGCGAAAAGGTCCGTGTCCACCTTCAGCCATGCCCGTGTCGTGTCGGCCGGCGGCGTTGACGAAACCGTCACCCCGGTAATCAGGCTCGAAAGTGTCGCGAACAGGTGCTCGGCAATGAACGTGCCCCAGGCGTTCAGATCGCCGGCTGGCAGCGCGTTGCAGGCACCCTCGGGCGCCGTCAGCCATTGAATGGGAATGGGGATCACCTGGTTGCTCATACGCAGTCCAATCGGTCTTCGGCCTCAATCGTCGCCGCACCCAGCGCCAGTCCGTTCGCCTCAGCCTGGCTGAACCCGGACGAAAAGCTTCCACTCGGCCACGTCACCGTCACGTCCGCGCCAGTCGTGCCAAGCGGACAACTCGCGGTGTGCGTCTGGTCTGAGTCCTGAACGAACTTCACCTGACCGCCACCAGTCGAACCGGCGCGGTAACTCCACGGATCGGTTTCGCAGTACTCAATCGGGATGCAGGTTGGCATGTCAGAATCCTTTGGCCAGCGGCTCAAGCTCAACGGTCGCAGTCAATCGAAGCTGCTTGATCCGACATCGGGTCCATCTCAGGTACAACTGGAACTCGTACCCACGATTCACACGGTTGACCGCTCCCGTCAATGCCGTTTCCGGCGGCATCTGGAGTTGCATGTACGGCCTGTAACCAGGCTTGTACCCAACCGGAATCCCGCAGAACTCGTCGCAAGACGTGTTCTTGTTGCACTCCGACCACGACTGCCAGTCAACCCATGCCGGGTACTGGTCCGGTCGCAGTTTCACCGAAAAATCAGCCTGCCCGGCAAGACGGTCAACGTACAGCTCGCCCTCCGAAAGCTGCTTCAGTTCGAACGGCGACTTGAAATCGAAGCTGCGCGTCTCAATCACTGCCACGATTGGCGAAGTCGTCGTGGTAATCGTTCCTTCGATGGACGAAACGCACACGTCATCGTACCCATCGTAAACCTGCTCCCACACCTCCAGTTCTCCGTTCGTCCCGCACGCCAGGGCGAAGCAATGCTCAACCCCGTCGTACCGGCCGCGAACGAGCTGGAAGATGTTCAGTCCGGTCCAGACACCTTCCCAACACGGGTTGCTCCGGTTCCACATCGTGGAAATCTCGTCGAAGTTCATCACCGCGACGCCCTGAAACACGACACCGTTTGTCGTGAGCTTCGGAGAGCACGTCATCAGGAAGCGGTTGTCGAACAGAACGGCGGACTCGTACTCGACCAACGGCTCAGCCTCGTAGTTCAACACGCGCAACATCTCGTTGGACATCGTGGTGTTGCCCCAGCCCGAGTTGAAATTGCGGCGCCCGATGATGAACGGCTGAACCCCGTTTGGGGACCGATACCAGGTGTCCGAGTTGACGTTGACCACCGCGCGCGGCGCTACGGACCCATAATCAACCTGAGCAACTGTCTGGATGGGAAACTGAAGGTCTTTCCAGGTGGCGGCGTCCGGGGGTGCAGCGTTGGTGAAAATCGAATTGGTCGTGTAGATCGAGACCGGTCCCTGACCAAGCGATGTGTCGAGTTGAACCGTCGCAATGATCGCCGTGATTGGTCCGGCGTTTGACGGTACGCTGAACGATCCGCCTTCATTGAGGAACGTGTTGTTGGTGAACCCAAGAATCGCGTCGATTCCGCTCTGCTGTCCAAGGCTTCCCGTCGAGTTGATCAGGTCGCCGGCAACGAACTCATTCCGGTTCGGCTTCGCCACCCAAATTCTCCCGTTTATGTAGGCCCCGCAATACCCCGGCGGAATCTCCTGCTTCGCAATTCCACCCGACCGCCTGGCCGCCGAGCCATCGAACAGAATCGGGTTGTTCTGGCCCTGCATGATGATCGCCCAGTTCTCCGCCTGAAACGCATACGCGAACAACTCCCCGGCCGGGTTCGTGTCGTTCCACTGGAGAATGGCCCCATCCTGGTAGATCGGAGTCCCGCCGGTAACAGTCGCCACCGAACTTCCACCGCTGTAAACCGCCCGCACGATGTCAACGATCACCGTGGCCCCGTCAATCGTCACCTCCTGGTCGCTGGCAATCAGCGTCGGGTTGTACGTGCCGTCGGCAATCACGATTGGGCTGCTGACCAAGAACGGCTCGATGTGGTTGACGTAGATGTCCACCGATGCGCCAGCAGCCGGAACAGTGAAGTCGTAAATTGGGAAGACGTTGTTCTTGACCGTGATTTCCTTCACCGAATACCGCTGCGGCTCGATGATGATCTGGAACAGGCGCCCACCGCGTTGAACGATGATCGACGGCGCACCGTTCGGATTCTCGTAGAAACACGCCGTCTGAAACACGCCCGAGTTGATCCGCTCCTTGACCGACTCGCTGTCGTACACGAGCCACCGACCATGCCACGGCGGACGCGGTGTCGGGAACGATTCGCGGAACGTGGTGTTGATTGCCCACGAAACCTGATTCTGAAGGATGGCACTGGGGGCAATCGACGAGTCAACGCCAGCGCGAACGTTGCGCTGACCGTCGTAGAGGATTTTCGTTCCCTTGGACATCAGGCGTAGATCGCGGTGAACACCATCTTCCACTTGGCCGTCACCGGGTTGATCGACGTGCCGTCAGTCGGCTTGCAGAACGTCAACCCACCCGAGCCATTCGAAGCGAAAGTGAAATTGATGTGCGTCGCGGTGGCGTACAAGGCGCCAGTCGGAATCACAGACCCACCAGTACCGCAGTTCGTCGCCGCCAACGGAACCGTGTCCCCAAGCGCGTAGCCATGGTCGCCGCCGGCGTCGATGCACTTGAAGTACATGTCCGTCGAAAGCGGAATGCCGGCCAACCCGTGGGGGATCGCTGTGATCGCCACACCGGACGATGGGATCGCGATTTCCGAAGAACGAAACGTTGTGATCGAGGGAAACACGCTCCCCCAGGCCGGCGCACCCGACGACACGATCAACTGTTGCCCGGCACTTCCGATGGCAAGCCGCTGACAGTTCGTGCCGTCGTGGTAGATGATGTCGCCCTTGGTGGTCAGGGGAGCCAGCGCATTGAAAGCGGGCGTCTTGGAAGTCTGGCCGGTGCCGCCCTTGGCAATGGGAATGGTGGCGACGGTGGAGATGGTCGCAACACCGGACCCGATATCCTGCGTGCTGAAGACGAATCCGCTCACGAAATCGTCGAGACCGACCGAGTTCGTCAAGTCGATGCTCGCGGTGCTGGTCAGCAGGTAATACTCGCCCGTGCTTGGAACGGTGGTCGGGTCAATCGCCTCTCCCTGGACCCCGGCAGCGCACAGCTTGTAGCCGGCGGGAATGAATCCGGAATCCGGGTTCTGCGTGTACTTCTGGTTGCCAGGATCGGTGACCTTCGGGTTGTAGAGGTTCACCGTGTACCCATCGACGATTGATTCAACGATGAAATACGCCGCCGGTTTAGGGATCAGAACCGAATCCGGCCGCATCGCCACAACGAGGTGCTGAAACATCCACGAGGTGTCATCGACTGATGCCGCCGCAACCCCGTATTCACCAGGCACCGCAAACGGCTCCGTCAACGTCGTCCACGCCCCAGTACCAGCAGGACCGGTATCGCCAGTATCCCCCTTGTCCCCTTTGGCGCCCGCTGCCCCAGTATCGCCCTTGTCACCCTTCGGACCGGGTATCTCCGTGGTGGTGGAACCGCACGAAGGACAGACCGGCGGTGTCGGAAGCATTCTCATGAGCGCGTCGAGAAGAATTGCATGTTTTTGACCCTGGCTGTACCTGTAACCATAACATGGCCAAAAGCAAGACTTTTCCGGCTCCCAACATCAAGAAGCCGGTCAACGGTTACGGCCTTCCCAACCTGCGCCCCGGCCTGAACCAGTTCCAGATCGACCTCATCGCATTTGCCCACAACCTCCCCTTTGAGCGCACCGGACAAACCCGACTCCAGCTCTACCGCAAGATCAGCGACGCGCTCATCCCCAAGTACCACGAGTGGCACGACTGGACCACGCGACAGATCGAGGCGTTCTGCAACAATCGCTGGGTGGCGTTATCCGGGTGCTCGAATTCGGCGAAAACGCACAACACAGCCGGCTATTCCGTCGTGTGGTGGATGTGCGCGCCGGAGGCGTCTTCGGTCATCTACTGCTCGACCACGGTCAAGGCGTTGCGGCGCCGTGCCTGGGCGAACATTCAGTCGTGCCGGCAAACGCTCGTCGGCAATGGGATCGACTTCGGTAACTTCGTTGACTCCCGCATGGTCTGGCAGTGCGTCACGACGAAGAACGGCAACGAGTTCAAGGACGACAAGCACGCCATCATCGGGATTGCGGTCGAGGAGGGCAGCACGGTCAAGGTTGCGGACGGCATCAAGGGGCATCACACGCGCCGGCAGATGGTGGTGATCGACGAGGCTACTGCGGTTCCCGAAGCGATCTACGATGCGGCCTCGAATCTCTGGTCCTACCCGGCCGGCATGAAGGGTGGCGAGTTCGTGATGATCGCCATCGGCAACCCGCGTTCCAAGCTGGACAACTTCGGAAAGTTCATCGAGCCCAACGACGGCTGGTCATCGGTCAGCGTGGAGACCGAGGAGTGGGAGACACGGCCGCAACTCGACAATCGCCGGGGCATCGTGGTCAGGTTCGACGCGCTGAAGTCCCCGAACATCATCAAGGCGACGAAAATCTCCAACCACCTTCCGACCCAGGAGATGGTCAACGCCGCAGTGAAAAAGGAAGGCTCGGACAGCGATCCCAAGTTCTGGTCGAACATGCGCGGGTTCATGCCGCCGGAAGGCATCCGCTCAACGGTGTTCACCGACACCTTCCTGCGCGTCAACGAGGCGTTCGGTCGCTTCCTGTTCACCGGGGAATCATTCCTGATCGGAGGATTCGACCCGGCTTTCTCCTCCGGAGGAGACCACGCCGTGCTCCAGCCGGCCCGCGTCGGCAAGGTCGTCGGCGGCAACTTCGGCATCCAACTCCTGCCGCGCGTCATCATCAACCTGGACGCCAAATCGTCGAATCCGATGTCCTATCAGCTCGCCGAAAAAGTCCGCCAGTATTGCGAGCAGATCGGCCTGGAACCGAAAAACCTCTGCATGGATTGCACCGGGGAAGGCGGCGCCATCGGCGACATCATTTACCGCACCTGGTCCCGCGAAATCATGCGCACCGAGTTCCAATGGCGCGCCTCCGAAAACCCCGTCTCCCACGAAGACAACCGCCTCTCCGTGGACGTGTACAAGAACAAGCGCACCGAACTCTGGTTCCAGGCCAAGGAGTACACCGCCGCCGGCCAGATTCGCGGCATCGACAACGACCTTGCCTCCGAACTCATCGAGTGCAACTACGAACCGGAATCCGGCTCGTCAAAGCGCGTCCTCGAACCCAAGATCGAGATGAAAGCCCGCATCGGCAAATCCCCCGACTACGCCGATGCCTTCGTCGTCATGGCCGAAGCCGCCCGCCGCCGTGGCATCCGCATCGCCCCCATCGGCATCACCAAAACCGTAATCGAGAAATCCTCCGAAGACGACCACACCGAAGCCAACATCATCCGTTCACTCCACCACTCCACCGAATCCGACAACATCGACTTCGAAGAACAAAACGAACTGCAACTAGCCTGACAAATCTGTTGACGACACTCCATCACTCATGGTAGAGTTCTTACCGTAGAAGCGACCACAAAAACTAACATCATAACACACCATGACATTCGATATCAAAGACGACTTCAAGCTGACACCGACGAAAGCGCGGAAGTCGAAGTATCCGATTGCCGACTTGGCGGTTGGGCAGGGGTTTTTGGCGGAGGGGAAGACTTCGCCGGGGTTTGCGTACCAGGCTGCTCGGGCGGCCGGGGTGAAGGTTGCGACGCGGGTGACGCCTGCTGGCGTCGAGGTGAAGCGGATCAAGTAACCGCCAATTTCGCCGACCAACCGACCACACCAACAACCCCCGCGCGGGCGACCGCCGGGGGCCTTTTGTTTCCGTCAGGCTCCAGCCCGGGCGCGCCGATGTCGTTCCAGCATGGCCGCGTTGTAGATCGGGTCCGCGCGCTCCTCACGATGCCATTCCCGACTTGTCCGGCGGTTCCGTTCCTTCCGAGCTTCCCGCAGCTTCTTGTTATCGAGGAAATTCCGCCAGGGATGATGCGGTTGAACACCATTCATTCGATACCTCCAACCTCCTCTCCGGTAATCGGAACACCCGTCTCCGGCACCACCGGCAATTCATTCGGTTCCCGAGCCTCGATCTCCGCCCACTTCCGCGCTGCCGCCTCCGCCGCCGGAGTCCCGGCTGGAGGAAATATCCGCTTCTTCAAAGGATTCGACCCACGCGCCCGCAACCGTCGCTGCGCCTCCCGACTCTGCCGCCGTCGCTCCTCCTCATCACGGATCGCCCGGTACTTCGCCCCGTTCACCACCCGATATTCGAACTCGCCCAACTTCACCAGCCTCCGCCCATCATCCCCTTTCGTCGTGGACCGCTCGTCCGGACGGCACAGAAACTCAATCGCCGACTCCACGTCCACAACATCCTCCCCCAACGTGTCCGCCAACTTGCGCGCGTTCAACGTCACCACCGACCCATGCTCCCGATCCGGTACCTGGCACGCAATCACGTACCCCCACACCGCAAACACCACCGCCCCGCTCCCGTACAGGGAACCCTCGTACATCGACGCAAAAGCCTTGCCGTACAACGTGACCTCCTTACTTCACGAACGGCAGCTCGTAGCACGAGAACCCGCACGCGCCACGATGACCACCACCACCCATCTTCTTCGCGATCACCGACAAATCCAAATCCGGCCGGTGCCGCGCGTGGTACAGCGACACCACCCACTTCAGGCCGTTGGTGTAGAACATCAGCAACGCATCGTGCCCGGTCTCCAGCACGTCCCGACTCGCAAACGTCAGCGAGTTCCCACGCCCATTCAAACACAGAAACCGCAACCCCTCCCACTCCACCAGGAACGACGCCTTCATGTTCCCGGCATCGACCGCCTGCGCATACCGCTTCGAACCACCGCCGGCAGCCACCACCGATCGCACCATCGAGTCGTCATCCGAATCCAGGAGCCACTGAAAATCGAACCCAGGCTCCACGCTCCGCAACCCATACTGGAACAGTTCCGCATCCGGATCGCGCTTATCCCACACGTCGTACTCACCAGCCAGCCGAATGGCCAGCGGCTCCCTCACCCGGCGATCAATGTAATCGCACCGGTCCGGTCTCGCGGGATCAAGTCCGTTGAACCACTGCCACGCCAACCGACACGCCGCCACCCCGTCAACCCGATACCCCGGAACGTCGGCCCGCGTCGAATCAATCGAGGTCTTGTGATGGTCAATCCACACCAACCGGGAAAGGTCGGACTCACACAAAACCTCCATCCCAAACGGCTCCAGCAACGGAAGGTCCATCACAATCACCTCACCCTCCGCCGGAAACTCCAACGCCGCATCCCCAAAGTTCCAACCCAAATACCGAACCACACCCTCCCCCAAAGCACGCTTCGCCACCTCCCGACAAAACACCCCATCGAAATCCGCCGAATGATACACAACGGTTGTCATATAATTTCCTCAGTTGTCGCGATCAGGAAGTCGAACCGTGATCCGGATTTCCTCCCTTGTGGCTTCGTAGGTCACATACGATGCAACCTTCGCTGCAATTTTCCCAGCCTCACCACGAACACGCTCCTCAACGCGAGCAGCAGCCTTCTTCGCCTCCTCATCAACGATTCGAAGAACCTCAGCGTCCAGCGCGCGAAGAAAGGACCCATGCAGCTTGTCAGTCTGTTGAACGTTCATGAACACCACCCTGCCAACACCGTCAGCATTTGTCAACACTTCCGCTTACTATCCCCAATGTCAGCCAAGGTCAGCCAATGTTAGCCCAATCAGAAGAAGAAGAAGAAGGGGG